GGTGTTATTCTGAATGTATAGGTTTTTTGTTTTGAGGATTTTATTGAGGTCTTCTTGAAATTGTCTACCAACTTTCAATTTCTTGAAAAGTGAAACAATACTTCTACCCTTAGCATTACTAACCCAACAATGCCATGGGTTTTCTGAATTGTTGTTTACTGATAAATCTATTTCAAGTTTTGGTTTGTAATGACTGATGAATGGTGAGAAGAACGAATAATTGTTGCCAGATGTTCTTCTACCTTTACCAAGAACTTTTTCTACAAGAGATAATAAATCGTAGTTAATCATAAAACGCACTTTATGTAAAATAATAATTGTCACAAATATAGTAAAAATTTGTGACAATTACAAGCATTCATTTAACCATTCTTGCGGTATTTCTTTTTTTGCCCATAGCCAACCCTTCTTGTCACAGTATTGGGCATAAGTTGTTTTACTTCCTTTGTATAACTTTGCATTCGGATTTTGGAATACAAAACGAATATCTATTTCAGGATATTGTTCAAATATGAGGTCAAATTTTAATCGGTCTGTCTTTACCCATCTACCCTTTGTTTCAACATACATTTTATTACCAGATGTTTTTGTTAGAACAAAATCTGGTGTATAGTTGTGTTTAGTTTCTGGTTGTATGTAGGATATTTTTTCAGTTTCATAACTAAATGATTTTTTACTTTCTTTCAACAAATCATTTACGGTATCTTCTAATCCACTACGAAACCCATGTTTTATTGCAACTTGATTTCTACGCATTACATATCAAACCTTATGATTACATTCATATCAACATCGTCTCTTTTTTCTATTGGATTTGCTAATTTAGCAATGACAAGCAAATTATCACTATCATCATATAAACCAATAGATGTTATGTATGGGTTAAAATATGAAGATGTTACATAATTTTCAATTTCATTTGATCGTGAAGATGCCTCATCTACACGAATTGATGGATTTTGTGTAAAATTAAATTCTTTTCTTCTTATTTTACAAATAATTTCGTATTCATAAAAAGTAGTAGTTGAACGAAATTGTCCTCTAAACCCATTAGTTATTCCATCGTAATCAAAATTTCCACTTGAACCCAAAAATGCATTAGCATACTTTGGTCTTGGATCAGAAATGACAGCAAATCCAGTATTGTAAAAAACATTACCAACACGAGATGTTTGATAAGCATAACCAGTTTCTAGAGAATTATCTGCCAAATATGGAATTTGAACATCGGAAATTGCAGAATTATACACTCTGATTTCATCTAAACTTCCGTAAAAAAGACTTGATGTGTTTGTGCTACCGCCTATAAAAAATACATTTTCATTACCAACATTATCATTCATATTATCAATAACTTCACTATTGAGTTGTCCATCTAACCATATTTGATATTTGCTTCCGGATTTTTGACACAAGACATGATACCAAGTATCACTTGATAAAACGCTAGATGTTACTTCAATCATTTTGGTTATAGAACCCTGTCTAAATGATAATCTTCCATTATTAGTTGATAAGTGATTGTTATATGATATATCAAATGGATATTGACTTGATTCTTTTTCAACTTCCTCGTAAGTATGTTGCAATGTTGTTTCATTCACATTGTATACTTTTTTTACTAAATTTTTGTTGAAAAGATAATTTTTACCGTTTATTCCATCGGGTTGATTACTGTCTTTTTTCATCCAAAAACTAAAAGCAAAATTATTATTTTTATTAAAATTAAAATCTAATTTTGGATCAACTCTAAAATAAGAACCACTAATACGAGCAGCAACTCCAGTTGGAGTATTTGTTGAATTTAATACTATACCAGGAGTATATGTTATATTTTTTTTATTGTAAACATTTATTGTATTACGATGTGGTGTCATGTCTAATACAAAATCCAATTTATTATTTGACATATTGTATTCACGATATTTTTCGTTAAATCCAACATACATCATACAATTACCAGCATTTACTATCTTTGTTTCATCGAAAGATGTGTCTCTTAAATTACCAAATCCATCATCAACTAATGTATATTCGTAAGAAGAAGCCGAATTGTAGTTTACTAAACTAACTGATTTCTTTTTTATACCCTCACCAAATACACCAACTGGAATTACAAATAAAGATGCGGATTCTGCCATATATGTTATCTGACTATCATCCGTTAAAAAAGTTGGTTGTTTTATATTATCATATTCTGTATAGTAATTATGATCCAAATAATACCATAAAATTTTTGGATCTAAACTTTGTGTTGTAAAAATTCTTTCATATAAAGAAGACGATATATTTGCAACATTACCAAAATACTTGTGATTTTCAGGATAGAACGCACGATATACTTGTATTCCAAATTTTTGATAATGTTCTACTTCCGGATGAATAGATGATATTTTCCATAATTTATTAACTTCAAATGGGCGTATTGTAAAATCGCCAGCTTTTAACCGTTTATGTGTAAAAGTTAAATTACTATTTTGACCTTGAAATGACATATCAGTTTAACCTTAATTTTACTTGAATAACGTGTTCTTCATTTGGTTTTTTCAATAATGGTTTTGGTAATTTACCAACTGCAATCAATTCACGATCATCGTTATACAAACCAACGGATGTAATGTATGAGATAGGACTGTCCATAAATTGTTTATGTCTAAATTCACCATAACTACCAGATAAATATGTATAATTGTTGCTATAATTAAATTCGTATTCTCGCAATCTACAAAAGTATGTTTGTGTTTTTACTTCTTCGGATGCTCTAGCATACCAAGATCCTGTTATAGGTCTATTTGTTGTTGTGTTACACGATGCACTAATTGACATGAAAAATTTTCTTATGTTGTCACCGTCAAAAGAACCGGTAACTGTATTCAATGAGCAAGATTGATCTAAAACTGCACCGTCTAATACAATTATGCCTTTTCTAGGAAAAAATATACCCCAAGCATCATCTTCTTTATTACCATAAATACCATCATTTAATGATCCAGACACCAAATAATAATACTCTCGTAATTCCTTTCTTAATGTATTTACATCTGCCAAATCTTCTGAATCATCAATCAATGTGTATATTTTATCTGATGTTGGATGAGGATAAAAATTACTTCCAGTGTTGTATAACTGATTCACACTAGATGAAAGTGGTGCAAGAGTTATTTGTATATTTCCAGGATCTATCATCTCTGGAAAAAGATTTCTATTAAAATTTATAGCATAAAAATAATCACCATTCTTTCCATTCTTAAATGGCACTTTTCCTTCTGTTGTATGAAAATACTCCATCAAATAATTTTTGAAAATTATTTTTGATGGATAAACTTTTGTAAATTCATCGGCATAATAACCAGATCCAGATCCATTTATATGACCGTATGTTATATCACAAAGAGTCTCACAATTTTGTTCATTTTCAGGAGAAGACAACATTCTTAAAAAATATCTTGAATCCCCAAACGTAGAAGATGTGTGAAATGTGTTTACTCGTTCTCCTCTAAATTTGAATAAACCATATTTTCTATATTTTTGTTGAACTATTGAATAATCTCTTGGTGATCTAAATTTTTTGAATACTCTTGATTTTAGAGTAAACAAAGGAACTTCTGGAGGAGCAGGTGCAGATTGAGGTGATTCTAATAAAAACGTAACAACATCATTGTTTATTACCGCTCTATATGAATCTTTTGTTGGGAAACCATTATCAACTTGAAACTTAACATATGAACGTACCATTTCAAGAAGATACTTGTTTATTTGAAAACTTAATACATTCATATCAATTTATTAAAGTTGTTGATAAAACAGTTGGAACATTTGCTAAAGTTCTAAATATCTCACCCAATCTATTTCTTTCTTGAATAAGAGCTGCCCTTACTTCATCAGTAATAGTAACACCGATAGGAGATTTTTCTAAATTTTCAGCATCTATTATGAAAGGTAATTTTTGAACGGTTCGTGGTAATGTATCTACTAAATCTTCCAAATTTGAAATTGCCTTATCCAATCTAGTTAAATGTATAGAAGATAATGCACTTGGATTTGTATTTATTGCCTCATAAAATAAAATTGAATCTACTGATCCATTTATATTTATGTTGAAAATTTTTCTAAAAAGATTCAAAGCAATAGTTCTCGCATCCATATCTGGTAAAACGGATGGGTAGTCTCCTAAAAATGATCCAGATAAGGTTGTTATTATTTCGGATTCAGTTATCATATTACCAATTCAATCTTATTTTTATTAAAACATCATTTTCTTTTGTTTTCTTTATTGGTCTGCTCAATTTAGCAACTGCAATCAAATCTCGTTTACTATTATACAAACCAACGGTTGTTATGTAAGTCATTGGGTTATCAATAAAGCAGGCATTTTTTATTTTTCCTTTATTTTCACCTGAATCATAAACATAAGTTGGATTTGTGCTGTAGTTTGCCTCACCGGATGGTATTCTGACAAAATAATGATTTGTTGTTTTGAATTTTACATTTCTAGCACGCATTGGTTTTCCAACAGCCGCGGCACCACTTATTGCAGTAAATAGTTTGAATGAATTATCACCATTGATACCACTTCCACTAACAGAATTAAATGATGCAGAAACATTCAATTTATGTCCGTCTAAAACTATAACGCCCAAATTTGGATATACTTTACCATAAGTTGTTAAATCTTCGTTTGTTTGTATAGTTCCTTCTCCACTGGAATGTATTCCATTAGAAAGTGAACCACTAACAATGTCATAATAATAATTTGGATCATCATTTGCACAAGTATCTTCATTTTCAAAAATTGCAGAATTGTCAATCAGAGAAAGTATTTTATTCGATGAACTAACTTGAACATTACTGCCAGTATGAACACTATTTTCTATACCACTACCACTCAATTCTGCAATGTTTATTTCAAAATTTCCAATATCAAGTTTGTCACTTAAACCATTTCGATAATAGTTTATCACATAAATATCGTCAGGAGTTTTTAATTCTCCGCCATCATAGAATGTAAAATTCTTCTCATGTGGATCAAGTGTCAATAGTCTATATTGTGAGTAAATAGCTTTACTTGGACTATCATCTTTTTCATAACCACTTGATATTGAACCAGAACCTTTGTAATTACCGTATGCAACTGCAAAATAAGCAGTTCTACCACAGTCGTCACAATCAGTTACTTCATAGTAGTATTCTTTTTGTGTAACAGTTTTTGTAGAAGATGTATGATAACAGTCAAGTGATTGTGATAAATTAAATAAACCCTTTATAGATTTTTTACGCATTCCAGGAAGTATGTCAGTTCCATATAAGAAAGGATGATGTAATCTTCCAATTCCAGTTCCTTCAAAACAATCCGGTTTTTGGCGTCTATTATCTGTTAAACTCTGACCTACCGTTAAACGATATGAAGCGGCTTTTGATCCTGGTTCAGGAGCTAAAAATCTTTGGTTCAACTCTTTCCGTGATGCATAAACGGTTGGGTTATCATCCAAAGGATTTTTGAATGATATTTCTGGATAAGTTAGATAATGGGTTAATATCTCAACTTCATCACAACCACAAGGATTATCTAAATCAACTTGCCATGATGATTCAACAGTTTCCACAGGAAGACAATTTTGATTAGATCTATTTAACTGAATCGAATCATATTGTTTCCATGATGTGCCAGGTTCACCCGGAAATCTACCGGTAATTAGCACAGTTTCGGTTGCCTCTGAATAGAAATATCCATCTTTTGTTGTAAGCAATTCGCCATTTGAATTTTGTCTTGCTCCAAATGCAGAAGATTTTTTCAGTTCTGAAACAACCCAATTCCAAATATCACTGCCCTTTGTTCTATAATTTATTTCTACCCTACCCAATCCAGGTTGCTGACAGAAAATTTTGAATGGAACCTTTTTAATTCGTCTTACACCCCAATTATATGTAACGGGAATACCCTCTAAACATGGATTGTTAGGAATTGTTTCAAAAGTAGTTCCTCGAACTGACAGCGATGGTATAAGACCATAATTTGTTTGTAAAGTTTTAACATCTACATTTGATCTTAAAATATCTACTATTGGTCCGGTTACTTCTCCTGTTGTTGGATTTATACTATTCAAGTTCAATAAATTTTGACTTGTTAAAGCAGATGGATATTCATAATCAGATGTACCAAATTGATCATCTAATACTATATTCCACATCTGTCCTTGAACTGATGCACTTGATCTATAATACGGAGATGTACAGTCTACTGATGATGCAATATCAAAAGCCCAAGTCAATCTTCCATAAAATCTATCAACATATTGTCCTCTGAATTTATCAGATGTTATGACTATGTCACCATTTTCATCTATTGTTCCAAACTCATCATCTATTGTCCCATTTTGATTTCCGTTTCCGTTTCCGGTTGAAAGATTTTCTACTTCTCCTGTAACTTTTGAATCAATCAATGATGTTATAGTATTATTAAGTCTATCGTTTGTTGGGTATTTTACAACTAACGTTGTATTGGTTACAACATCTTGATATGATATTCCACCATATTCAGTTCTTGCCATATAGAAAAAGTTTTCTATTATTCCCATTCCAGAAGCAGAACGTTCTGCTGTATCCTGATACCAATTTATACCAGCATAATCGTAATCTTGGACTATTTTTGGTAATGTTGTTGCAAAGCCAGTTAATATAGGTCCAGATTTGAAAAAGGTTTCTTCTTTTGGTAATCTTGAAAAGTTTGATAAAACACCAGTATTTCCAGATACAAATGGAAGAAAGCCATTTAATAATTGTTCCGTTATATTATCATAAACTATTTCACCAGGAAGAACTTCTATTTCAGTTATCTTTTCATATATTTTTTGTAAAATACTTATGAAATCATAATAGTAATTGTATTTTATCTTACCAACAGAATTTTGGGTAGAATTTTGTCCGTTTACTATCTGAATATCACCACGAGAATTTTCAACAAAATTGTAATAAATGTTTGGATCAATTGTTACAGTAAATAATGTTGTTGCAGTTCCGCCAGGACAAGCAGCAACCATTGATATATCAAGTAGTGGTGTAGGTTTTATATTAAACCCATAAAACCTTCTTGGATTATTGCTAGAATTTTTTTGTCTTATTTTGAAACTATAAAGTGGAACACATGATCCTAAATTTACAAGAGCTGCAGCATTACCAGCTCCACCAGCAGTCAAAGGTGGTGGTACACCGGCAGTTAATCCAAAAGTAGAAGGACTCAATCCAGGAGCAGATGCAAATAATGCCGGTGTTGCCGATGTTGAGTAAAGTGGTGCACCAGCTGCACCAGCTGCACCAGCTGCACCAGCTGCACCAGCTGCACCCATTGGAGCCATCATAGGAGCAACAGCTATGGCATTGGATAAAGGTGTTCCAAAATTAAATCCCAATGGGACAATCGGTATATTGTTACCAACACCAAGTCTAGCACCCGGTCTTCCAACTTGGTCACCTGATGTGGTTAGCCCTAAATTTGTATCTGTTAGTATTCGTCCACGAGTTCTAATATATTCCCTTCTCAATCTTTCTCTACGGATAGCATCTTCGGTTGGTCTTCCGCCACCAAGATTTTCGCCTTCTTCAGGTATAAGTTCGCCTGTTCTTGGATCACGCAGACCTTCACCTTCCCATCGAATACCACCGCCACTTACAAAATCCGATCCAGGATCATCAACTCCTATTGGATCAAAATATGTTCCATCTATAAATTCAAGACTACCCATTTCACTCGTTTTTACACCGACTTTTGTTCCACCCAATTTGACTTTTTTCTTTCTAACAGTTCTTCCAGACAATCCTCCACCGGTTGGTTCTACTGTGTCTCTCAATAATCTGTATAAACCTGCACTCATTGTGGTAGAATCTGTCCAATTTTTAGTTCTATTTGATCCATCAATTTCTGGTACAACTTCATCGAGAACCCCATCTCCATTTGTGTCCATTGCAACATACCAAATAGGTTGTTGTCTATTTACATAATTTGCGGGTGTTTCATTATTAAATGGAGAAGAACTGTTCCTTGTTGCTAACCAAGTAGTGTATACTACATTTCCTCCTGTCTGTTGAAGATAGACTCGGTATACATCCAACAACAAACGATATTGAAGATAAATTTCTCTTAATCTAGTATTAGTTACCGCCATTGTATCATTTTGAGATAAATACGGATCACTCATAGCAAAATTTGCATTTACAATTAAAGTATCCAGATAATCTATTGCTGCAATAATTGAGTTTAGATCATTATTCCGTATACCATTTATACCATTGTTTAGAAGAGATCTAAGGGTGTCATTTAATAGAACATCCATGCGTATTTTCCTTAATAATCAAGTTTTACTTTAATAACTACTTCTCGGTCAAACGATTTTTGTATTGGTTTACTTAGCTTAGCAACAGCAACTAAATTGTTTGCATCATCATACAAACCAATACTTGTGATATAGACTTTTGGATCCATAATCATACTTTCATATTTCAACACATTATTTTGATTGAAAAAACTTGGATTATTAGTATAATTGTATTCATCGGAATAAACTCTTACAAAATAATAAGTTGAAGCAACAACCTCACTGGTTCTTCCCTTGAAAGAAAAAGATGCACTATCTATTGACATCGCACCACTTATAGAAGTGAACAATCTGATGGCATTGTTGTCACCGAATAAACTTCCTGTGTAATTTTCACTTGAAAGTGGAACTCTACTTGCAGATGTAATGAATGATGCAGATGCATCAGCTGCCTTACCATTTAAGATAATCATGCCATGGTCAGGATAATATAAACCCCAAGGAGTAGAATCTGATGTTACTTTTCCTGTTGTAAGTGATCCACTAACAACATTGTATATTCTGCCACCTTGAACCGATAGTTCAGTTGTTGTTGTGCCGGAATCATCAATCAATGTGATTACATCTTTTGCACCATCAACTGTTCCATCTGGTTTTAATTGAGAAAGTGAAAGTTCCCATGTATTAGTGTCCATTCTATCTTTATATCTAGATCTATTTACATTAAGAACATATATGTATTCTGATATTTCAGAAACGGTTCCATTTGTAAATGTAAACTGATTTATTCCAGGTGGAAGCAACATTTGTTTATATTGTGAATATATTGCTTGTGTTGGATAATCATAATCTTGAGCACCATATGATCCAGTAGATGAACCACTACCCCTTGCATGACCAAACGCAACACTAAATTGAACTTCAGCATTTGGAAAATTAGATTGGCTGTTGTATACCTCATAAAAGTATCTTTTTGTTGCATCGGACTGATCAGATGATGTAAATACAGTATACAGGTCTGTGTTGTTTCCTGTCCACAATGGAGCAGTAATCAATTCTCTACGATTTCTACCAACAGCATCATTAGAAAAACGTTTTAATACAAAAGGTGTAACAGCCATAACAATCAATACTCCAATTTTATAGTAACGGATAATTCATTTGTATAAGTTTTCTTAATTGGTTTACTCATTTTAGCAATGGCAAGCAAACTCACATTTCCATTTATATCGGGTCCATACAAACCAATAGAAGTTATGTATGTTACTGGATTATCATGGAATCTGTTATTTTTTATTAAACCTTTATCATTTCCAGCTTGATAAACATATGTTGGATTACTTGTATAGTTAAAATCACTGTTTGTGACTCTACAATAATAATAAGAACAATGTTTTACAGATATTGCACGAGCGGTAAATCCTTCCTGATAAATTGAAGCAGCACCTGATATAGATGTAAACAATTTATATGAATTATCACCATTTATATTACTACCGGTAACACTATTGAATGATGCAGAATGATTTAACGCCTTTGCGGAAATTAAAATGATACCCTGACTTGGATAAACTTTTCCATAATAATGTCTACTTGAATCTGAATAAATTCCATTTTGCAAACTTCCACTAACAAGGTTTCTTACATATGACGTTTGAGAAAGAGTTTCAAGTTGATCCAAACCATCTCCTGAATCATCTATTAGTGTAATTATTTTCGGTGTTGAACCTGAAACTTGGACATTACTTCCAGTATGAACATTGTTTGCCTTGCCACTTCCACTTAATTCAGCAAAACTTATTTCAAAATTGCCAGGATCAAGTTTATCGCCAAATTTATCTCTGTTTATATTTATCACATAAAAATCTTCAATGGCTAGTGGAAGATTTGGATCTATTGTATCAGCGTTTGATCCAGAAAGATAAAATCCACCTTCATCTCCGTCAAGACACATTGATTTATATTGAGAATAAATTGCACGAGATGGTGTATCATCTGCCTCACCACCTTCGTTCAAAGATCCAGAACCACTGATGTGACCATATGCAACAGAAAACATTCTTTCTTCGTCACATGATAGTGAAGCTGATCCCCAAATTTCATAATAATAATTTTTGGAAGTATCTGTTTGAGTAGAACTTGTAAAAAATGTAAGTAGTTCTGCTGTTCCAGTATTCCACAATCCTCTTGCAGTTCCAGTAGTTGTTGGTTTTGCCTGATTTGGAGGGAAAAACTTGTAAATCTGTGCAAATGTTGGTTCTTGTACGGCCATAATTAAACCTCTATAACTTAAATAATTCTATACTATAAATTAAACATTACTAAATGAAATAGGAACTACAATTCTTGAACCATATCTTGTATTTGTAACAATCATTTTTGTGGATTTTCCATCAAGAGTATCCGGCAGCCAACGGCCATTTATACCAATTACAAAATCCAATACTGGAACATTATCAGAGGTAGTATTCCATGTGATTGATTTACCAGACATGGGAAGTTGTTGTACACCTTCATTTACAGCCAATACTGTGAAGTATGTTGTATCTAAAATTGTAAATGTATACCCACCTGCATTAGTTTTAAGCGCTGATCCTCCACCACCGGTTTCATTCCATTGTTTGACCAAAAATTTAAGATTTGGGGTATCTATATCATCCGGTGTCAAATCTAATGCACCACCATTAAAAGTTAGGTTTAATGAACTTGGTGTAGCTTCAATATAAGGTATTGATTTTGTTCCTTCACTCAATGTAATCAATTTGTATTTCATTGATTGTGTTTCATCAGGAACAGCTTCTGTGATAGGCAAATTCTCAATAACTATGCCCATTTTATCATCACCCAATGGATGACTTTGATTCCATAAATCATAATCAATCTCATCATCAGCAAGAGCAAATTGCGTAATGTTAAAAGATGATGCTCCCCTTGCTAAAAGTTCTCTACCTTTTTTTGTGAGGATTGCGTCTACTGTAACTACATTATTGTTTAAGTAACCCATTGTAAAACTCCTTGTTAGAAAATTATTCGTATACTTCTATAAATATAACAATTATTCAAAAATATCAAATTATTTTGGATTATCTTCTTTGTGATCTTATTCTTTGTAACCATTCTGGTAAAACTTCAAAAGGCAAAACCAAAATAATTAAAGCACTTGGATCTTCATTTGCATCCAAATATGTATAGTTTGGCGTATACATTGGAAAAGATATTTTGTTTGTAACATCGTTGTCTGGTAATTTACATCCATCAAATCGTGCATTACGAACAGAAGTTGTATAGTTACCTTGATTCATTTGTCCTGCCGGTAAATACTCAAAAGAACTCCAATTTGTTCCTTCTGGATTCAAAGATGATGTATAGTAAAACTTAAATGTTTTGTAAAAATTTTCATCGCGGGATGAACTAATCATTTGAAATAAAGAAGTTCTTTTATTAAAGGAATTATTTACAGTATACCATCCAGTTCCCAATCCTGTTGTGCTTCCATGTATTACATTTGTTCTATCAAATGTGTTTGAAAACCCTAAATCCAAACTGCCAAATACATCAAGTATTGTATTGTTCTTACCAATCAAAGAATTTTTTCCTATAACTTTAATAAGTCCGGTCATATTGGTTATAGTATTATCGATAAATCTAGCAGGTTCTTTGTTTATAGTTCCCCTTTGATCATAAGATTCTGCAATTATTTCTCGTTGTCTTGATGAAATAGTTCCATCTGTAAGTGATGCATCAATTATTAAATTTGCATTAACATCAACATCATCTTCTAGGTTTTCTGTTTCCGCCTCAAATGTTTCTTCTATATCAAATTCACCGGCAATGTTTGTAAATTCACTTGGTATATCCTCATCGAAACCAACAAAAACAGTTGTTGATTTTGAATTATTTACATCACCGATAATAACAGCTGAAGCAGATATTTCAGATGTATCTCTAACATATCTATCCGAACCCAAACCACCAAAATCTTTTGATGTTTTTACTTTTGATCTTTCAAGTATGTTTGGTTCTATAACCAATCCAAGTATTTCGTTTGCACGAACAGGAAGTGTTTGGCGTATTTGATCAAATAAACTAAAATCAAATATAGAAACCAATCTTAAATACGAACTAAAATCATTTCTATTTGTATATTTTTTCCAATACTCTCTTGCAAATTGTTTTAATCTTGGATATTCGTCTCTTTTTGTATTTTCGTATTCACCAAAATAATCATCTATTACAGCATTACCTATTGATTCATATATGTCTTCATTTATTATGTGTTGTGGCGAAAATGCAACCATTAACTTATTTGAATCTATTGAAAAATTATCAAATGCAGTTACTGTTGATGATCTATCTTTTGTTAAAGATCCTTGAAGTGATGCAGAATCTATCCTAATTTTTTCGGAGAATGGTGTATTATTTGCAACAGTTGCAACTTCCATATTGTAAACTTCAACGGTTGATTCAAACAAATCTCTACTAAATCCATTGAAGTAAGCATTCTTTGGTGAAGTGAAGAAATTAAATTTTGTTTGATCGGGATGCATACTTTTTATACTGGAAGTTAATTCAGCATTAAAAGGTTGCCAAAATTTCCATTGTGCTTGTAAATCATAAAATGATGATGTTGATGTGTTACCGTTATATGCACGGGCACCCATTACATGATTATTGAAAGAAGATTCTATTAAAGGTTTTGCCCAATATCTCAATTCAAAAATAGATCCCGATAACATTTTATTAGTTTGAGGATTTGATCCCGAACCTATGTATAAATATCCATCAGATGACCAAGCATTGTTGTAATTTGATTCTATTGATCCCGTTATTGAAATACTTGCACTTCTCTCAACTACAATTTTTCCATACTTTGAAGTTTTTAATATAAAATCGTATGTATTATCAGACGAAAGTGTATCAGTTGATTCATTTCTACGAATCATTATGTTCAATGGAACATCATCATATAGATATTCGTCTTTTATAGATGCAGATTTGTAACTTGTCCCATCTCCCAAATAAAAAGTCAAATCACCTTTTTCTGCAGATCCAGTTCTATGAACAGTAACATACCAATCCAATCTACTACCAGTTGTTTCTTTTTGTAAAACAGTTTGTAATTCGTTATTTTCATAACGATACAACTGTGATGGATTCATTTTCCATCTAAAAGTTAGTGTATCTGGATATTGCCACTGATTATTTTCATTGTTAATTCTTTCCCAAGGCAATCTGACATAACTAGATGTAGGTGGTTGTTGTAAACTACCAACTAAATTCAAATAATATGTATGTTTTTCCCATTCTGCTCTAGGAACAACACCCAAATCCGCATTATCCGGTCCACCAAATTCTCTAATAGTTAATAGTGTTTGTGGAATACCATAAGCAGATAATAGTGCCTTAACACCTCTAGCAGTTCCCTTTGATTTGTAAATGTAAGGCAAATTGTTCAATACTCTACGCCAAACTTCTTTTGTTCTTTCTTCTTCACTTTTTGAATGTTCTTTGCCTACCGTATTTCTTCCTGCCCAAATTGGTTCACCACTACCACTTACACCTAATGCATATTCCCATAAATCTTTTGTTCTTGTTCCACTAGAAAGAGTCCAACCTAAATTTCGTGTTGCTTCATAAATAAGGTCTTGTGATAACCCGTCTTTTGGGTGTTCTTCTCTTAAATTCTTTTTTAATATGTGGTCAGTATAAAAATATAAAATGTCAAAGTGCTGACCAATCATGTTTACAAATGTAAGTATTTGTTCATTATCGGGATTATCAAATATATGTTCCGGTAGTGATTTAATCAACGCAGAATCATTTACCATATCAAAATCGGTTGCTACATCTAAAACAGTGTTATACCATTCTTCTACTTGAATACTTGAACTTGAATATAAATTAAATTTACCTTGTCTTGTTAATATATGATAAGTGCTTCCAGTTACTTCGTATTTTGGAAATGGTTGTATTGATGCAGTAAGTTCACTTGTATATCTTAAACTTGCAGTTGTTTCATAGTATAACCACTTTTCAAATTCATCAAAACCAGAAACAACCGATTCTCTTAACATTTTTACTTTTGTTTTGTTCAAATCCAATGAACCCGTGTATGATTCTAAATCAGCAAGTTGATTGTTGTAATGCTGAATTAAACGCATTTTATAGTAAAAATTTTCAACTCTTTCTTCTGCTGATGAATAGAATACAAAATTTGAAAAATCTGTAAAATTATAGTTTAATTCTACTTTTGATCCAGAAGATGTTAAGTATTTATCAAGTATTTGTTGTGATGTTTGTAAATTTGTTGATAAAATATCATTCCAATTTTTATATTCTGTTGTTGCAGAAATGAAATTTTCATATTCAACTTCGTAATTTGGACCTTTAATAAATTTTGGTGATAGTGTTTCAAACTCTTTTTCCACTTGAACTGAATCAATATACGGCTTCATTATTTGACTTGAAAGCCAACATTGATAATACAAATCAACATCAGTATCTAACGGTTCTGCAATACGAACATAAAAATATGTAGGGTTTCCATCGGATGTAACATTTATCACATCAACTAAATTATTCTCGCCAAAATTTAGAACTATTGGTAGTTTATATTTTGATCCCCTCATATATTCAAGAACAAAACTACTTAAATTTTCCAAAGATTCTATATCAGTTGGATTTGTTAAAGTTAATCTTAATTCTCGTCTGTCTTGTGAAATGTCTGAAACAAACAATCTATTTTCATTTTCAGCAGAACCAATTAAATCTCTAAAAAAGTTGTAAACAAACTTATATGGTCCAGGAACTAAATTTAATTGTTTTATATGGTTATGTATAGGTAATACAACATACCGTAACGGATCACCGGATTCTGTTATACGAGGATCTATTTCATAATTTGCATTATGTAATGTATCTACATAAGAAAAATTAGGCAAAAATATATGAAGTTCTACATTTGTTCCCGGAGAAGAAGGATCTTCGGGATTATTTAATGTAGAAAATTTTGGAACAATAATGCTGTTAGCAAAATTTGAATAGTCATACCTATCGCCCCTAATAGGACGATTTGTTCTTACTATATCAAGTAAATTTTTGTATAAAAAACTTGGCATAAAATTAAATCACCTTATTTATTAACCACCTTCATCATCACCATTTTCTTCTGGTGGAGATTCATTCAAAAAATCAACATTGATTTTTTCCGATAATTTTCCTACATATCCTGTTGCTGGATCAGTAAACATACCACCAACAGTTCTTATAGTATCAACTTCCGTCAATAATGTATTAAGTGTTTTATCGGTTCTTTGTGCAAGAGAAGATATTGATCCAGATGCAATTATGTTTTGTAGATCCATTTCAGTTTTAAGTTCTGTAATAATTTGTTCATTTTGTGCAGAAAGTTGATTACTCAATCTCTCAAATGAATCAGCGCGAACAGATTGATTTTCATTTTCACGTGCCCAAAGACTAACAGTTTCTTGCCATCTTTCTGATGCATTTTGCCAATCTACTAATTGATCTCTTTGACTATCTACGATTGCCTCTAATTCGGCAATTCTTCTTTCTAAATTAGCAATACTATTAGGATTACTTTCTACAATGTTTTGTAAATTTTGAAGCAATTCGTTTTTAGCAATATCTTGAACATTTTGAATATCAGTTGCAGAAAGATTGCCCAATGGAACTCCAGAAAAAATTCCATTTTCTATGTTTTTTAATTGGTTAAACAAATTTTGTTCTGCATTTACAGCGTCAGATAAAGAAGTAAAATTTGATTTAACAACAAAATCAAAACTTTCAGCTAAAAATCTTTGATCAACTACCGGTATTTCTATATTTCCTTTGTTTTGAACAGAACGTTCATCGATGTAACTTATTATTCTGTTTGTTGCAGAATCTCTTTGTAAATCACTCATCTTACAACCTTGAAGTAATGATTGTTGTCAAAAATTTGAACATTATCTCCATCTTCTCTTTCTATTTTTATTACCACTCTATAAAATCTTTCTGGTTGAAATGAATCCATCCACAGATTAAAATAACTACTTGTTCCATCACAACTAATTTTTGAACCAGTGTAATCAAAAGGAAGAATTATTTCATCACTATGAGCATCACGGATTTCATAATAAGAAGATGATGGTAAATAATAATTTACAGTTTGATATGCAGTTGTTGTGTAATTTTTTTGTGGATAACGAGAATTTGCATATATTCTTATTTTTGCCCTTTCTTTTTCTGCATAAAACTTTTTAAGTTTAACATTCAAATTTATGCTATCTTCAGCAACTGATTCTAAACTTCCAGTAATAAATTCAGAATCATCCCAAACTATGTTCAATCTTGGAACATATATCGTATTACTATCCGTTCCAAAAAATTTAAGACTATTCAATAGATTATTAGGAGATGATTCCATTTCATTGCTGAATTTTAGAATCATTCCGTCATTTTCAAATCTTCCTGATCCAGTTACCCATCTTCTTGCAAGATTTGTGACATCCATATAAATATCTGACGATTGGAATGAAAATGATTGAGTGCATTCCAAATTATCATAATCCCACCATGTTCCACCGCCTTCATGTGTAAAATACGATGATGTAACTGTTGCAGTAGGTGTATTGTTTCCCCATATCCCGTCATCTTGAATCCATGTCTGTGACACTTCATCCCATTCTAAACTATCAACTGTTGGTGGTATATCCCATTCGGTTCCAACTGTTTTTGATGTTCGGTATCTCCAAGAAACTCCATCTGTTGTATATGGTAAATTTACAAATTTACCAGTTCCGTTAGTCCAAGATGAACTCAATGGGTATGCATATACAACATATTCTTGTGGAATTTCTCTAATATCTGCAGTAATAAGAGATAGATAGTATTTTGCATTTTCAGATATTTTACCAGAGTTAATTCTATTTTCAACATCTGACATATCAAACTTTACAAGTATTCTACTATTGTAAATTGAAGATCCTGAACCTGGTGTTTCATGGGATAATTCCAATAAAGGATCTATACCAGTATTCATGGTATATTGTCTTTCATAAATTGTAGCATCTCGCTGTGCAAAAATAGAATATATCATCCGAATGACCTCGCTCTACCAACAATATCATTGTTTGGATATTTTATTTCAAAAATAGATGGATCTAATGACGGGAACAAAACACCATCTTTTGTTGCTTGTTCTATGTTATAGGCATGAGGAGAGTAACCCAAGTTCGTATCAGATAAATTTCTAATTTTAACATTTACAACAGTTTGAACACCAGGAACCCTATCTAATTCTGTGTATATGTTGCTTATTGCAATCGGTTGATTTATTTGCCATTTGTTTACATCAAAGTATTGTTTCAATCTTTCAATACAACGAAGAACAACTTGGTTTGAATTTTGATCAGGTAAAGTTATTATGTCAAAATTTACGCCTACATTGATAATATAAGCATCTCTAATGTTAATTGCATCTGTTAGTATTCTATACCAATTCAAATAATTTTTTAGATTTTCCTTTGTAGCATTGTTTACTGTTGTAAGTTTACCGTTTACGTCATAACCAAGAACATAAAAGTTTAGAGCTAAATCGTTTTGAACTCTATCACTATTGAATATAGAATCCTTCGTTAATTGAGTATCTTTCGTAATATATGCCTTTGCAATAGAACCATACTTTGATGGTAGACTATAAGCACGGATTATGTAATCTTCTTTTGTAACTGCACGATTTTGTGCAGCAAAAGAAGCAACGGCATTTTGTCTAATCTCTTGTATATCTTCTTGAAATTTACCACCTGTTGCAGGTCTTGGGTTTGTTACAGCCAAACTGGATACAATTTGACCATATAACACTGGATCCAATCCAGTTGAATCTAAAATTACTATTCTATTCAAAACATTATTTAATACTTCACTTGGAACATTGTCTTCGGTTCCACCACCGATTGTATAGAAGAATGTCAATGTTGTATTGTTTGGTGCAAGACCATATGTTTTTGTATACAAAAAGTTTGAAGGATCTATGTTTATCGATAAATTTGGATTTGTCATAGGCAAAGCACCACCGACTAAATCTGGATTTGGAATTAACAATTCATCATCTACATCACTGATTCCCGCACCAAACTGTATTTCCACATTTCCATTTGCCATCTGTCTTGAAGTAAATCGTCTAGGAACTCTTCTCAATTTAAGTAAGTATGGTGTTTCTGATCTATATTTACTTAATTGTGAATCATTTCTTGGTATGTTTAACACCGGTTCAAATACAGTATCTTGTGCCAAATTAGGAACGTGTTCCCATTTGTTTCCTTCTGTATCTATTGCATAGAGTATTTCTATTATATCCGTTTCTTCTATTGTAAATTTATCGTATGGTTTTGGATCACCCGCACTAAATGTTGAAGATCTAATTGTTCCGGAAATAGCTTTCGCTTGTTTTCTCAGAAGCCAAAATGTAACTTCTCCCGTTGTATTATCTATTTCATATGGAGTTACTTCTGTTGAATCAAAACTACTACTAGACTTAAAATCAATATAATCTATTGTTCTGAATGTAATTGTTCCATCGGTTGTTGGTGATACACGCATTCCAGGTTCTATTGCCATTGCATAATCATAATCTGGAACTATTTCAAGACCTACTTTTTTTGCAGGAACAACTTGAAAAACATCTAATACGGTATTTGCTGCAACCCTATTTTTTGGTGCATAACCGAGAGAATGTGCAATGTTAAGTATATTTTGACGTTCATTAGCAAACAGAATCATTGATTCTTGTAGTGTAACATCTGTATAAAATGACAAAACATCCCCAACATAAGCTGCCATTTCCAAAAATAACATTCCCGGTGAGGTTTCATTGAAATCTTGGTATGTATCTGGAAAATAATTTTTGGAAAAATCTATCAAAGATTTTTTTAATGAATTGAAATCTCTATTTGAATAACGAATATCTTTTTGGATTAAAGCCATTTTTATCACCTATATTTTCACCGCGGCTCTAGTGCCGCAATTTCAATTCTACCTATTGTAGATATAAATAGTCTTATTGGTAAATATATTGTTGTTTCTCGAAGTTTTAGAGTTAAATCTATTTGTATCGCATGATCATTTTCGGCTAAATTTGATGTATCTGGATTTATATTAACTGTTAATTTTTCTATTGTTAAAAAAGGCATCCATGTATTTAATGCCTCTACAATATCTGATTTTATACTTTCTAAAAATTGATCTTCGCTTGTTATGTTTTCAAACAATATATTTTTTAGATTTGTTCCAAAATCAGGAATCATATATCTCTCACCTCTTGTTGTTAATAACAAGTTTCTCACATTTGAAAACAACTGTTTTACATTTGTTCTACTTTGAAAGAAAATACCCTTTGGATTATTAAAAGGCAATGTTACACCAACAAATTTGTTACCTTGTGTGGCGTTTCCTTCGTTTATAGGTTTTTGAAAATAATTTATTCTATTTTCAGATCTTGAAAGTGGTCTCAATTATTATCTCCCTTTTTTTTCATCAATTTTTTTCATAAGTTCAGAATAATCTCTTGTAAGTGCACTCATTACTTCGTTAGGTATTTCTGTTTTATTGTAGCCATTTGGAATAGCCGATCCTACTCTTTCATTTCCAAATCCTTCTGCCATATCTGCAGTAAAGCTAAATTCATCTTCCATTTCATAACTGTCTTGAAGACTTCTTTTTGTTTCTGCTAACAATTCTTTTATAGAACCAAATTCACTTTTTTGTTGTTTTGGTTTTACTACTTTTTTCGTTGATTGTGATTCATTATACATAGATAGACCATGTTTTAATGCAGAAATATCATCTTTTTTTGTTTGCTTTTGAGATATTTTCTTTTCAAGAGCATATTCAATTTCTTCTCTAATTATTTCTCTTATTTTAGTAAAAAAATTCTTCGTGTTCATACTAAAAACTCCTTATTCTTTTTCAACAATTTGATCATATAAAACGTTTTTTAATGTTGGTAATATGGTTTTGTTATCTATGCTTCTATAATAACTATCAACAATCGGCGTTCTTCTGAATTGTCCGTTCATTGTTGGTTCAACTTTTTGAGATCCAGCCTTTGGAACAACTTTTGTAAATACAACAAATGTTCCAGCTTTTGCACCACCACTAAAAGCCCATATTGAACTACCTTTTGCAGCAAATTTTCCACCGTCTCTACTAACAAATGAACTTGCACCAGTGTTTCCTCCAAAACGAGCGATAGTGCCATCAGGGTTAATATAAGGACAAACTTCAATGTGTCCACCACGACTTATTATAGAAACTTCCCACCCTCTTTGTGATAAAAAATGTTCTAATAATTTTTTTCCTTGTGAAGTTAATCCATCTTTTGTAAAATGAATACCACCTATAAAGTATACCATTATTGGATTTGGTAATAATGATTCTCGAACTG